CGATTCTGTGGCTATGGGTCGTCCCGGCCATGGACGCGGCGCTCGCGGCGGTGCAGGGTGCGGTCGCATGAAGAAGCATGGAGACCCGCCGAGCAACCAGATCGCGATACCGGGTCTAGACCCGAAGGGCGAGCAGAGGATGCGCGAGGCGCGGCGCTGGGTCGAGACGCACCGGGACGAGTTCGCATGGTACATGCGGACGGCTCGCGAGGAGTGCGCCAGGACGCACGACGGCAAGGCCAGCCCTAACAGATGCCTCTACGGCATGCGCATCGTCTTCGGCCTGGAGCTTCCCAACCATTTCGCCCCGTACCTCGCCAGGATCGCGATGGAGCGAGACGCCTCTATCCGGATGAGGGTCGCAAGGAGCGACGCCGACGGATACACGACGGCGAGGCTGTCATGAGGCTCTCCTTCGAGGTGCCGGGCAGGCTCCCGGGCGCGAACGAGTACACGGAGGCTTGCCGCAAGAACGCCCGGGCGGGCGGCAGGATGAAGCGCGAGGCCACCGAGGCCGTCGCATGGGCGGCGAGGGCGGCGGGCGCGCATCCCATGAGATGCCCGGTCACGGTGCGCATCACCTGGGTCGAGCAGAACATGCGGCGCGACAAGGACAATGTGCGGTTCGCCGCGAAGTTCGTGCTCGACGGCCTGGTGACGGCGGGCGTGATGCCGGGGGACGGCTGGAAGCACGTGGAGATGATAGAGGATAGGTACCTCGTCAACGCGCGCAACCCGCGCGTTGTGGTGGAGGTCATAGACGGGAGGGAAGACGATGACGCTTGACGAGCAGGTCGCGGTGCTGACCGCGATCCAGAAGCGGGCGAAGGAGCTGCTGGACGAGCTGCGCCCGGAGATGAACGTGAAGGCGATAGAGGATTACATTGATAGAGGAATAAGCAAGCGCGAGGTGCGCGTGGCGGGGCGCAAGGTCGCAGACCTGATTGTGCCGCTGTCGGCTGAGAGGTACGACCTCGACCCCGACCGGAAGGCCGAGTTCCGCGAGTTCGCCGACCTCCACGGCCTCACGGTCCGCAAGCCCAAGGTCAAGGAGGGCTGCGAGCACGAGGCCATGCGGTTCCTGCAGGCCGAGCGCCCCGACCTCGTGTCCGAATCCGTCGAGATGATGCCGGGATGGCAGAAGATCCTCGCCCCCGACGGGACGGGAGCGAAGGTGGGCGGAACCGACTACGTGGTGCCGGGGATAATCCACGTCCCGCCGGAGCCCAAGTCCCCGACGCTTCGCGGCCTCGACTGGCGCGAGGTAGCCGATGCGGCCAAAGAGCTACCGGGCGGTCTGGCCGGGCTTCTGGAGGGCTAGCGATGGCTGAGACTATCAGGGCGCGGCTCATGGCCGCCATGGCCGAGATGGACAATCCAAAGAAGAGCGAGACGGCGACCGTCCTCGCCAAGGGCGGCGGCAAGTACAGCTACCGCTACGAGACGTTGGAGCAGCTCCTTGAGATCGTGCGACCGGCCCTCATGGCACACGGGCTGGGGCTGACGCAGGGCGTGCGCCGCATAGACGGCACGTGGTCGCTCGCGACGTCGGTGTTCGACGGGGAGGATTCGCTGGCGCTCGACGAGCGGCCGATGAGGGACTTCCCGGGAGCGCAGGACGCGGGGAGCTGGGAGACATACATGCGCCGGTACGCCCTGCGAAGCGCCTTCGGACTGTGCGGAGAGGACGACGACGGGGCTGCGGCCCAGAGGGCTTCCAAGCCCAAGCCGAAGGCTGCGCAGATCGCGCCGAAACCCAGGCAGAAGCCCGAGACAGAACCGGAGCACGACCAAGCCCCGGCGCAAGACGCCCTAAAGGCCGCCAAGGCCGAGCTGTGGGAGGCGTGCAAGGGCTACGCCGAGGCGCACGGGCGCGACCCCGGGGCAGTCGCCGCAGGATGCACGGCGCGCATCGACTACGAAGACGCGCCCGATTGGTACCTGGCCGTGGCGGAAGAGCTGAGGTCGGAGACATGAGCGACACGTTCGAGGTGCGCGAGGCGTGGGAGCGCTCGCGCAGGCTCGCCCAGACGGCGGTGTCCGAGGCATCGAGGCGCGTCAGGGACTACGCGAAGGCCGAGGCCGACTACTACGCGGCAAAGGCAAAGGCGGCGCTGCGAATGAAGGCAGAGGGCGTCCCCGCGACGGTCATATCGGCGACCGTGAAGGGCGATCCGGAGGTCAACAGGCTGCTTTACGAAAGGATAGCCGCCGAGGGGCTGTACCGGGCGGCGATGAAGGCGATAGACGTGTACAGAGACGACGTGCGTAACACGTACGACGAATACAGAAGGACGATGGCGGGAGACAACTTATGAGCATCAATCGGGTTTTCATAAGCGGGAACCTCACGCGCGACCCGGAGCTTCGTTCCACGGCGAGCGGCATGGCCGTGCTCGGCTTCGGCGTGGCGGTGAACGACCGCCGCAAGAACCAGCGGACGGGGGAGTGGGAGGACTACCCCAACTACATCGACTGCACGGTGTTCGGCGCGCGGGCGGAGTCGCTGTCGCGGATGCTCGCGAAGGGCTCGAAGGTGGCCGTCGAAGGCCACCTGCGCTACAGCTCGTGGGAGAGGGACGGGCAGAGGCGCAGAAAGCTCGAGGTCGTGGCGGAGGAGATCGAGCTGATGCAGCGCAGGGACGGCGAGCGGGGAGGCGCGCGGCGCGAGCCGGCCTACGTCGAGGCGACGCCCTACGACGAAGACATCCCTTTTGATTAAGGCCGCGCTCATGGAAACGAAAAAATGCTCGGAGTGCGGCCGAGAGCTACCGATCAGCGAATTCAACAAGAAAAGGAGAAGCAGGGACGGACTCCAGGATAGGTGCAAATCGAGGAGTGAGGCATCATGAGGTACTTCGATCACGACGTCACGGCATCCGACGACGACCGCATCATGGCGCTGCGCCTCGAATGCGGGGGAGCGGCGGTTGACGCGTACTGGGCCGTCCTGGAGCTGATATACCGGACGGAAACCCCTTTGGTTTTTTCGGAGAACCGACCGGAAACCAAGTCGCTTTGCCATCGGTTATGCACCGACGCGGAGACGCTCGGATCGTGGCTTTCGTCGATGGCGGAGATCGGGCTTCTCAATCGCTCGGAGGGCGATGTGGAAAACGCTGTGGAGTACGTATCGCAGCGCGCGATGTGCAATATAGCTGGTTACGTATCGAGACAGGAAACCGCACGTGAGAACGGGAAAAAAGGCGGTCGGAAACCGACAGCTAACCGAGCCGGAACCAAGTCGGTTCCGAAGCAGAAACCGACAGCTAACCGACAACAAACCGAACCCTTAGCTAAGGAAAAGGAAAAGGAAAAGTCATTGGTAACCCATAAAGGGTTACCAAATGACGACGCGTCCGGCGGCGCGGCTGCGGCCAAGGCCGCGCCTCCGCCCGCGTGCCCCCTGTGCGGGACGAGGCTCTGGCGCGACCACCTCGGCTCGTGGCACTGCGACACGTGCTGCGAGACCTACGATGCCGGGAAGGTGGCGGCATGGACGGCATGAGCCTGGAGAGGGCCGCGCTCTACGGCATGCCGCACATCGGGGCGCGCTACGTCGGCGAGGGCGACCGCACGAAGATCGACGAGGGGGCGCTCTGCCCCTTCTGCGGGAAGCCCGCCGAGAACGCCCACCACGCAGCCCCCAAGGGTCTGGGCGGCGGAGGGAGAGTCCGCGTCATGCGGACGGAATGGGGGTGGTTCCCGCTCCAATCCGCGCTCGTGGCGGTGTGCGGGCGGGGGAACGCCTCCGGATGCCACGGCGGGCTCCACTCCGGGCTGCTGCGCGTCAGGTGGGAGTGGGACGCGCCCGAGGACGGGGAGCTGTGGGAGTCGGGATGGCTCCTGTCGCACGGCGTGGAGCCGCATTCCCCCGCCCTCTACGGGCGCGGAAGATGGGTTCTCTCCGACGGAAGGTCGGAGACCGAGATACGGGAGGATCGCTGATGGACATATCGAATTGCGAGCAGTACGTCATTGCCAGGCTGGACGAGGCGGAGGCAGAGATCGCGCGGCTCGATGCCGAGAAGGCGGAGGCCGAGGAGAGGATTGCCGACCTCGAGCGCGAGGCGGGGAAGGTCCGCGGAACGACGGAGGCCTCTATCGTCGCGGGGATGCGGCGCGCGTTCTTCGACAAGGTGGCGCTGACCTGCATGGCGGAGGCGACGGACGGGCAAGGCGCGCCCGTCCCATTCGGCGAGTGGGCGTCGGAGGTCGTGAAGACCTACATGCTGCCGAAGGGCGTCACGGCCGATGACTTCATGGCGTTCTTCCACCGCGAGCTGCGCGAGGCGTACGAGGACGCATTGGGGGAGGTGTCGCGGTGACGTGCGGAGGATACCCTGACGGCGTGTGGGAGCAAGACCCCCGCGCCCCGTGGAACGCCCCCGACCCCTGGGAGGGGCATACATGCGGCGCGTGCGCCCTGTGCGGCGAGGTCGTGCGCGGCGCGGAGACGGAGGCCGCGTGCTTCCTGCTCGCGGGCGAGATGCAGGTCGAGGCAGTGGACGGCGACGGGGAGGCATGCGAGGAATGGAGGGCGGCATGATAGGCGACGTGGTGCGCAGGGTCGCCGACATGGTGGACGAGGAGGCCGCGAAAGCATGCGAGGCGTGCCGGAAGGACATGGCCGGACGCCTCATGCCCGATGGGCTGTCGTGGCCGATAGTTGACGGTCAACCGGTAGACTTCGTGACCGGCTATGAGCCGTCGCTCGGCGTGCTGGAAGCCGTGAGCATCTACAGCAACGGCGCGTGCGAGGTCATGAGCCACGACGGCATCATCAAGGGCGTTAAAGAGATTCACGTCGAGAAGCCAAAGGTTCTCGATGCTGATGGGGTGGAGATTCACGTGGGGGATACGGTGTGCGGCACGCGAGACATGGAGCCTATGCGCGTCGTCGATGCCGACTCCCGCGAATGCGGGTTCAAGCACATCAAGTGCGAGAAAGATGGCGACGGGTTCTTTTTCTACTGCGCGGACGAACTGACGCACAAGCTGCCCGTCCTCGCCGCCGACGGCAGGCCGCTGCGCGAGGGGGAGACGGTGTGGCACGTCGGCAATGGCGTCGAGTTCACCGTCTACTACTGGGACAAGGACAAGGCCGAGAAGCGCGTTAAGGAGCTGGAGGAAGAGAACGAGAAGCTGCGCAAGAAGGTAGCCAAGCTCAAGAAGCGCTGCCGCGCGCTGGCCGAGCGAGAGAGGGGCGAGCGATGAAGTACGTCTCTCTTTTCAGCGGCATAGAGGCCGCGACGGTCGCGTGGGAACCCCTCGGATGGGAGCCGCTGCTCTTCTCCGAGATTGACGAGTTCCCGAGCTCGGTGCTCAAGGCCCGGTTCCCGAGCGTCCCGAACCTCGGGGACATAACGAAAATCAATTGGAAGGAGGCTGTACGTGACTTCGGACGGCCAGACATCGTTGTGGGAGGAAGCCCCTGCCAGTAGTTCTCGATCGCGGGAAGCAGGACCGGGCTCGACGGAGCCTCAGGACTCATGTGGGAGTACGTTCGATGCGTTCGTGAGGTCAAGCCTGACTGGCTTCTTTGGGAGAACGTCCCGGGAGCGCTCTCAAGCTCGCATGGGGAGGATTTCCGATGCCTGCTCGAGAGCCTGGATGCGCTCGGGTACGGTCTGGCATGGCGGGTACTCGACGCGCAGTTCTTCGGCGTGGCCCAGCGACGCGAGCGTCTGTTCCTTGTCGGACGTCTTGGAGACCCGGGACGTGCCTGCCAAGTACTTTTTGAGCCCGAGAGCCTGTCTTGGGGTACTCAGTCGAGCCGAGAGAAGAGGGCGTCCCTTGCCGCCGGAGCTGGACGCGGCGCTTCGTGCGCAGGCTTCAAGTGGCATGTAGGCTCGACCGCGCATGGCATCGGGTTCGAGGACGAGCAGGCGCCGACTGTAGATGCCACCATGCCCCCGGCCGTTCTGAACCTGCAGGGAAGCCAAGTCGACCGCGAGCCGAAGAACGGCCCGGGAGGCAAGGGATGGTGCGACCCCGACGAGCACGGCGCGTTCACGCTCAACACCACCGACAGGCATGCGGTCGCGGCGTTTGCCGCGAACCAGAGGGGCGAGGTCAGGCTGCAGGGCGGGGACCACGAGGTCGAGGGCACGGTGGAGGAGATCGAGGCAGCCATGATGCTTGTTGAGCGCCTACGGAACCTTGGCGTCAAGGTCGGCGGCGAGTCCATAGAGGTTCCCCTGCCGAAGGCCAATGAGGAGGCTGGCAAATATGGTGACCGATGACGAGAGGCGGCGCGTGGCTGCGGCGCTGAGGGAGTACGCCTCGTTCGACTGTGAGGACGAAGGCGAGGAGGAATGCCTGGTCGATTGCGCCGACTGGGGTGAACGTGTGCTCAACCTGCTCGGCTGCGGGGACACGGAGGGCGAGTGCTACGCGGCTCTCGCCGACCTCATAGAGCCATCCGGCCACGAATGCGTGCCCGGAGAGTGCCCGCTGAACGTCCGCCACGATAACGACCGCATCGACCAAGAACGGCTGCTGGCGATCGCGACGACGATGGCCGCGGACTCCGTGAGGTCAGCAAAACAAGGGAGCAGCGTCTCGCCGGCCTATATTCTCCATGCTGCGAGGAACATTGCCGAGGCGTGCGGGGAGACTTTTGGCTCGATTCGCAACCGGGAGTTGGCCAAATGGGGAACGAGCATCGTTCCGAAGGAGACGATCGTCGACCGCGACGCGCTGCTGGCGCTGGCGGACGAGATGGAGCGCAGAGCCGACCTGCCGAGCTTGACGGTGGCAGGTCAAGACCTCGTTTTCAGCGAGTTTTTGGTCGGATACGCCCGCCGCGTCCGAAAAGCGTGCGGGGAGGGCGCATGACGGAGCCTTACGGCGACTACATCGACTACCTTCTTCGACGCCTGGAGGAGGCAGAGCGAAACGCCGAGCGTTGGAGGCGCAGCGCCGAGCGTTGGCGCGACGCGTGCGCGAGGGCGCAGCAGGAGTTGGCCGAGCTTCGGCGTGAGATGCGGGTTTAGGTTATCGACATGCGATTATGGTATAATTGATAAAAAAAGCCGCAATTCTACAGGGGGCTTATGCACGACATCGAGGTCATGCGCTACTGCACGTACGAATGGCTGCGATACATAGCGTCCATAGGGGACAGCCTGCGGGCGATAGAGGCAGACATCGCGATGCAGCAGGCGAGGCTCACGCTCATGGGCTACGACCCGTCGAGCACGCGTTCGGGCGGATGCTCCAAGGACAGGATGCCAGACGGCGTGGCGAAGCTCATGGAGCTGCGCGACAGGTGGAGCGACGAGTACGCCGCCATGGCCGACGATCTGGAAGAGGCGAAGCGCATATGCTCGCCAGCCCACATGGCCAGGTGGTGCGTGTGGCTTCACCGCGTGGAGCGCATGACGTGGGCTGCGGTTGGCAGGAAGGTCGGCTACAGCGAACAGTCGGCAAGGCGGATAGCCGAGCAGGGCTTGCGCGAGATATATTACGCGATGCCAGAGGAGTGGAGGCGCGACCCGATACCGAACGCCGCCCCAAGATGAGCGTTTTTGAGCGCCTTTTACCGCTAATATGGTAAGAGGTCGAAACCACGGAGAGCCGCCTGAGGGCGGCTTTTCTTTTGCCCGAAAGGCGGTGCGCTATGGTCAGCAGGTCGTACATCCTTACGTCCGCCGTCAGAGTCTACCGCCGATGGGGCAACGCCGTCAGCATGGCGTTCCTCAGGGCGCTCGGCTGTCCCGTCGGCGTACCTGTCGGCACGTGGGAGGCCGAGCCGGTGCGCGACCCGGACATGGAGTGGTGCTTCGCCAACCACGGCTCGCCCATGGACGGCAGGCGATGACCAACAGGGGAGCCGCCAACCCGCGCTACGCGAACGGCGCGAGGAGGCGGGCGCTCTCCGCGAGGGTAAAGGCCATGGGCATGCCTTGCTGGATATGCGGGCTTCCCATCGACCCCATGCGCAAGGCAGGCGACCCGTTGAGCTTCGAGCTCGACGAGCTGGTGCCGGTGAGCAAGGGCGGAATCCCGACCGACCCGCGAAACGTGGCGGGAGCGCACCGATGCTGCAACCAGTGGCGCGGGAACCGAAGCGTGGCGCAGGTCGAGGCGGTAAGGCGCGAGGCGCGCGAGAGGTTCGGCGGATGGCGAAGCCCAGCCGAGTTCTGCGAGGCTGCGAGGTCGGTGAGGCATGCGAGGCGCGCGACGCCGATCAAGAGGCCGAAGAGGTCGAGCGGGGCGCTGTGAGAGGCGCACGCAAGATAGGTGACAACGGGTAGCTCCCGTTTCATAAGACACGAGAACCCCGTCGCTCTTCGCACCGGTGGCGGGGTTCGTCTTCTTTCGGTGCGAAGAACCCAGGTGCGAATTTCATAACGTGGAGATCAAACGCGAGGCGGTGCGCCTCGAGACTCGCGTGCGGAGAATGCAACGACGCCAAGGGCGACAGGCTTCTATAACACCCACCCACCACACCCGGTGGTGGGTACTTACGGCGCGCCCGGGGGCATAGCGCCGATTTACACACAAAGACTGACATTTAGGCGGGTGGTACCCATTCAGAAGCAGCGGATCGAGTACGTATCGCTCGAAGACATCCATCCGTATCCTGGCAACCCGCGTCGC